TTAATTTTTATTTAATCTACCTAATATCACTTGCAATACATACATCAACATGTACACAAAAATAACAATTACCACCCATCTACCCAACTCCATTTTAATAGATTGCCATCGGCTTAACTGTTTTTCGACCGGGTAGGGAGTTTGAATAGAATCGGTTTTAACAATCGTGTCAGTACGATTCATTGTTAGGTAGCGATACAAATACTTATATTTGTATTGATAAACCGTATCACCCTTCACGAGCATATAAATACTGTCTCGTTGATAGACGCTATCAAACCGGATGCTATCACGCGTCTTATATTCGGTGCGCACGGACTCAACCGGGATGTATTGAGTTCGGCAGGACACGAAACATATTGCTAATATCAGCAATATGATAATATAAATCAGTCGTTTCATGGTCGAACTACTGTATTACGCAAGAAATTAGGAAACTCGGAGCGTACATCAAAACAGGGGCACGCCTTAATATATTCTTTCGGCTCTACCTCGCCGCTTCCGTCCAGATCGGGCGAAGTATCACGATGTCCGAGAACCTCGATAATATCATACTCCTTGCAAAGTTCTGCAACTAGTTGCCGCAATGTTGCCTTTTGCGATGGCGTCCGTGTATCTGCGGGTTTTCCATTTGCATCCAAGCCGCCGATGTAGCAAACACCGACACTATGTTTATTGTAAGATGATTCGCTAAAACCTTTCGTATTACAGTGCGCCCCGTCAACCGTTAAAGATCGCCCTTTTTCTATCGTGCCATCAATCCGAATAACATAGTTATATCCGATTTGGTTAAATCCGCGCGCCCGGTGCATACGATCAATATCTTTTGCAGTTAAATCCTGCCCGGCACGTGTAGCTGAACAATGGATGATAATCGAGTCTATTTTATTCATTGCTTTCCTTTTTGTTTTGATTTTTAATTGTAATTGGTCTACGTGGTGGAGTTCTCCGGCTGCACTCGCTGTCTGGTCTGTCACATCGGTTATGTTCCGCATCCTTCAAAGCTAATTCAAGCTCGTAGTATTTACGCATCCAGTCTTGACACTCTGCCTGTGCGGTTCTCCATTCGCGATAAATCGTATCTACTTTCTCATCCCGTTGTTTTAATCGCTCGTCGTATCTCTCGATCTGCTTGTTGAGATTATCAATGATAGAAAGCAAGTTTTGCAACTCCATCGAGTCCGCCGTAGCCTTTTCCTTTCGAGCATTCGTTTTTCGATTTGCTAGAAAAGTAACAGTAAAGCGGATCGCCTCTAATCCTCCTAATGCTCCTATAATTTTTAACCATTCGTCCATTTTTTTATTTGTATCACATTAACGCTCATTTTGGTAGCTCTTATTTAGTCAATAAAGCCTCGTTCACTGCGATCTGTACAACAGCAACAAAGTTAGTTCTCACATATTCTTTAATGCGCTCCGCCTCGTCTGTTGACAATTCGACTTCACCATTTTTATAGATTCTCTGCGCTAACTCTAATTCACCCAAATCGGCGGTTTTCTGGTAGATAGTATTACCTAACTCCTTACTTATATTGAAAGTACTCTTATTCCCTTCGATATCTGTTACTTCGATTTTTCTAAAGTCTATTTTCATATTCATTATTAATTAAATCTTATTTCTGCCTATCATTACAAATTCAAAAGCTACGTTACGTGATCCCGCTGTTGTATGGATTATATCTACTTGAAAATAGCTATTAGTTTTTTCTAATATCATAGCCGAAGCCCATGTATATCCTCTATCCCAATAGCACGTCGGTGTAACCATTACGTAATAATTGTTATGCCCCAAGTTATGATATATAGTATACCCACCATCACCCCTGTTTCTTGATGCCGATATAGAAGTAACACCATTACCCCATGTGTTCTCGATTGATCCTCCGGCGCTAACTCTTCCCGCGATCAGAGCACCCGGAGCATCCCATTTCTCCCCCGCTCGTTGCAAAAACTTATGACTTCCTGTTGAATCTATAGCCATTCCATAGCTTTGAGCTAAAATACTTAAAGCTTTGGAACTACTACTCGCTGTGGAGATAGAAAGACCGCTACCCGCATCATTACGAATAACCATAATCCCAGTATCACCACGTCCGTTTATGCGGAGAAATTTATTACCAGAAATATTCAAATCAATATTTGCGTAATTTTGTCCGTTGATAGCTAGACCGTCCGCAGTAACCTTCCACTTTCCAATTGAAGCTCCGGTTTTCACTACCAAGTTTTCCGTATTTATATTTTTCGCATCAATCATCGGAACTCCGTTAACTTCCTTAAATATAGCGATGTCACCGCCAGAAGTCCCGCGAATAATAGTATTATTAGCAGAAAGTATAAGTGTCCCTTTACCGATATTGATTTTTCCGTCTGCTGTCAATTCTAACCCGGTAACATTATGTTTGATCGAAGCTCCTTTCATCATCCATCCTTGCGTTTTAGATAGATTGCCAACAAACAAACCGGATGTACCTAATATGTCAATCGTTGCGTTCTGAGCTACTAACAACTGCGTAGCGACATTAATAAACTCATTGAATAGAGTCCATTTTGTAGAGTCGAAGGAACTGGAAGATGTATGACTTATTTTACATGAATAAGTATTTCCATTATAAATGACCGTATCCCGGTATTGAGAGTTATTCACATATGCCGTGCTCGCTTTCCATTCACCACGTGGACGAATAAGAGCGCCCGGCAATCCTGTTGCTCCTTGTGTTCCTTGTTCACCCTTATCCCCCTTATCCCCTTTATCTCCTTTGTCGCCCTTGTCACCCTTCACCTTCGTCCACGTATAAGCGGAGAACGTCGTGCTATCCGTAGCCGTGAAGTCGGTGTATTGCCCGATGTATGCGCCCGGAGTTTCACCGTTGTTGGCGGTAAACGTCGTACTATTGTCCGAGTACTTGATGTGTAAGTAAGAAGTTTGTCCGTTGGCTCCGGTCGGTCCTTTGATACCTTGATCTCCTTTGGGTCCCTGCGATCCTTTCAACTGCACCCACTTGTATGAGGCGTACCCGGTCGGAGCGGTCGAACTAGTTGTCACCGCAGTACCGATATAAGTGTTCGGAGTATCAGACATGGGATTACCGTTCGAGTTGGCGGAGTACTTCACATGGAAGAACTGGGATGTACCGGGGATACCTTGCGATCCGGTCGGTCCAGTTTCACCTTTAGGACCTGTCGCACCTGTTGCACCCTTATCGCCCTTGTCCCCTTTGTCGCCCTTGTCACCCTTCACCTTCGTCCAAGTATAAGCAGAGAATGTCGTACTGTCTGCCGCCGTGAAGTCGGTGTATTGCCCGATGTATGCGCCCGGAGTCTCACCATTGTTAGCCGTGAACGTCGTACCGTTATCCGAGTATTTGATATGCAGATAGGTAGTCTTACCGTCCGCTCCCGTTGGTCCCTTGATACCTTGATCTCCTTTGGGTCCCTGCGATCCTTTCAACTGCACCCACTTGTATGAGGTGTAAGAGGTCGGAGCGGTCGAGCTAGTTGTCACCGCAGTACCGATATAAGTATTCGGAGTATCAGACATGGGATTACCGTTCGAGTTGGCGGAGTACTTCACATGGAAGAACTGGGATGTACCGGGGAT